GGGGCTTGCATCTACATAGCAAAGGTAGCTATGTTGGCCATTTCTCAGTCATGTCAGACCTAGACATGTGCGTAAGGGGTCGCCCCCTATTGCGTGATAGCCTATGGCTTCATGATCTTGCTTATGCTTGATCTGAAGTATCCAGTAGGTTGTCCTGAGATATGGTCTTTGAGTTGGGTGGGGTAGCTCCCCACTCTTCCTCATCTTGCTAAGTTGGCAAGTAGGTGGCCCACCGCAACGGTGGAATGCGCTTTCCTAACGCACGGATCTAATCCGCTACCTAGTTTACCGGGTACAAACCGGAAATCCTTTTCTATTACATCCCATGCCTAGTAAGTCTACAGTGACACAACGGACTTTTGTAGAGGCCGGCAGCGTTAGGTATAGTTATTTCAGGCGCTGTGATAGCACCTGGACCATTAAAAATGGACGACCTGACCTTTCTGCTGCAAATCCTCACAATTTTGTTCGAAATGCTCTTACGACTTACATTGTGAATGACCCTTCGGGGTCGCTTTGGAGTATATACCCAGGCGGGGTTCCGGAGACTATGTCTCCATTCCTTGCACCAGGTATAGACTTCGCTGCAATAGAGCAAAAAGCTCTAGCGAAATTCACAGGAAAGCTGAGAAAAGGTAGCGCCTCTTTAGGCGTGACAATGGGCTCATGGGGCCAGTCTAGCAGTATGATTAAAGCTAGATTAGGGCAGACCGCTAAGGTTTTGTCCAACACCTACGCTAGTCTTGTGAAAGACAAAAAGCGTCTGCGGAAGATTCGTCAGCAGAAGGATCCTCTAGCCAGCCTCGTCCTTGAGACGGAGTTTGGTTGGAGACCTCTGCTTCAAGATCTTTCCTCAGCGGTGGGGGTTATTGCGGGGAATACCCTCCCAATAGCTACCATTAAGGGTGTGCATCAAGTAGACCAGAAGTTCATGTCTTATTACCCACCTGTGAAGGTTGGTTTTGACGGTCGACAGATCGACAGTGAGACATACTCCGGGGTCGCACGGGTGACCGTTGCGGCTCGGTGTTCGGTATCAAATCCGAACGCTTTTCTACTAAATCACCTGGGTCTTCTAAACCCAGCAGAAGTGGCCTGGGATCTAATCCCATGGTCATTTGTGGTTGGTGCGTTTGTTAATGTAGGTGCGATGATTCGCTCGATGACGAGCGAGGTCGGACTTAACTTGACGAACAAATCAGTCACGCGGTCGTGTAAAACAACTTACGGCCTTTCTCAACGGTACCTGTACTGGATTCCAGGCATTGGAAAGAACTACCACATTACTGTGGCAAGCTCGACCAAGGCTATGGATCATAGATACAGAAATAGAACCGTTGGGTCTTTACCGGCGGTGAAATGGCAAGTGCAAGTGCCTTCCCTTGATAAGGAAGGCATGCTGATCGTTGCAAGTCTCGTACTGCAGCGGTTTAATCGCATAAACCGGCTCATCGCTATCTAGAAACTCCTTTCTAAAAGAAAGATCATCACATGCCTCAAGCAACTGACCTGGTAATCAACAACGGCGCCGGTACTCCGGTCGCAAAGACCTTTACTCTCATGACGCCTGCAGCCGGGGATAACTCCCTTGCTGCTTGGTATCTAAAAGAGGGTACCATTTCGTCGGTGTTTCCCAAAATCACTGCTCTGGCCCGACAGACGGGTAATGCATCACGCCGAGTGCAGATTAAGCTCAAAGTTCCGTCGTCCTATACGGACACGGTTACCGGACTCACGCGAGTGGGTTCGGCCTTTGAAGCGGACATCTACGCAACGGTTCCTGATGACTTCCCTGAGTTGCTAAAGAACGACGCTGTGGCGTTCACCAAGAATTTGGTGGCCCACGCCATCGCGCAAGCGATGATCCGCGACGCTCTCCCTGCAACCTGAGCCTAACGGCTCTTTCTGAAGGATCCACATGGATAACCTAGTTATACGTGTCGTCGACGCACTATGCGAAGACGTAAGCACACCGCGCGCCTTAGCTGTGAAGCTTCTGGTGCACGCTGGTGAGTGGGCTCAGCTCCAAGAGCTGAGATGCAGACCTCGGGACTACCACGACGCGGAGTCATACTGGAAGGACAACCTGGTAACAGAGTTGCTCCGTAAGTGTGACCTCCCGACATCCGTGGACCGCGAGGCGGCTGCTGTGCAGACATTTCTGGACTGTGAAGCCCAGAACTGCACTACTAATGCAAGATTAACTCGCTACATGCCGGAAACCCTCTATTTGGAGGATACCCGTGACGTAGCCGTTCACGACTTCATCTGTCGTTGGCGTAAAGAGGTTGATCGAGTGTTAGGAAATCTGCCGGACCATCTGACACCCCGATTTAGTTCGGGCGCCACGTTTGCTGATACCGGAGTTTACATAACAACACCGGACAAGATGTCCAGCGCTCCTACGACATATTCCACGAATCGATGTATAGAACCTCAGTGGCTCGATACAACCTCGATTCGTGCGCTCGCGCACGACCGACCGAGGAATTCAAGACCCCGAGAGATGAGAGGAAATATCTTCTTTACAGTACCCAAAGACGGAACAAAATTCCGTGGGTGCTGCAAGGAAGCTAGCCTTGCAGTGTCATACCAACTTGATGTTGGCAGGCTCATGAAGGCGAAACTCCTCATCATCGGTATCAATCTACGGGAAGGACAGTCGATTCACAGGGCGATCGCTCGCTCTGCGTCTATCGATGGGTCCTTAGCAACGATTGATATGAGCAATGCTAGCGACACTCTGTGTCGCCTCTTACCAAAGCTTGTGCTGAGACCGCTTTGGTGGGAATTGCTCAACTCTCTCCGTGCTTCAATGACGCGCGTTCAGGGTGAATGGTACAGACTGGAAAAGTTCTCCTCTATGGGGAATGGATTCACGTTTGAGCTAGAAACTCTGATATTCGCAACGTTAGCGCGAACCGTGATTCATGATGAAGGGGGTGACCCTGACAGAGTGAAGTGCTATGGGGACGACCTCATAGTACCTGTCGAGCATACCAAAAGTGTGCTCGCGGCTCTCCGGTTGTTCGGCTTTACGCCGAATGAACGAAAGACCTTCGTCGAAGGTCCTTTCAGAGAGAGTTGCGGTGGGGACTTCTGGTCCGGTACGCCCGTGAGGGCGCACTATATAGAAAGTCTTCCAGATGAACCGCAACATTGGATCAGCTTGGCTAATGGACTTAGGCGTGTGGCTTGTGCAAACGCTAACGGTGACCTTCGCTGGTCTATCGTTAGGCGCGCTTGGCTACGCGCTTTGGATCCTATTCCAAGTGATATCCGTAGGTGCCGCGGCCCTGAAACCCTTGGCGACGTAGTAATTCACGACGCTGAAGAGTTCTGGGAGTGGGCGGATCCGCCAAAGTCTAAGCGATTAGTCAAACTTGTCGTCGACGGGGAGAAACGCGAGTTCCTTCTCGAAGATGGCGATACGACATCGTGGGACCAAAAGTGGGTTCGTGCTTACTTACCCGTGCCTAGTGTGCTACCATGGCATCACTGGTTACCTACAGTGCAACTAGCAAGTTGTACTCTCGGCCTACCTTCCCTTGGCATCACCCCTAGAGGTGATGTTTCGGGTTATAGGATTGGAGTGGTTCCCTGCGGAGCTACGTCCTCATGGCTGCCGAGGCCCTCGCGTGTCGACTCTACTCGTGAGAGTAGGGCCGGCTTCGATCTTCCTGTGAAGGAATTTCTCGCGGGGGCACACCCCGTGACCTAACTGGTCACGTTTGAGC